CCCTGTATGACGCCACCTTTGTATCCGGCGCCTCAGATCAGGTTGCCTATACCTACAAGAAGTTAGGTGGCGATGTCTTGGATGTTGAACTCACAGTGGGGAACGTCTATGCTGCCTATGAGGAGGCGTGCTTAGAGTACTCCTACCACATCAACAAGCATCAGGCTAAGAACGTCCTGGGGAGCCTCCTGGGCTTCGCTACGGGCACGTTTGACCACGACGGCCAGATGACCGGTGGTGACGCATCTGGTTCTGCTGTAAACCTAGCGTTTCCGAAGTTTAAAGTTGAGTACGCTCGCAGGGTTGGCGAAGGGTTCGCGGAAGAGGCTGGCATCGGCGGCAATAATACTTTCTATTCTGCTTCATTTGCTCTCACCGCCAGCGTTCAGGATTATGATTTACAAACAATAATTTCAAGTGCCGCCACCAACAATTCAGATGTTGCCACGGGAGGTTCGGTACCATATTCTGGCCTAGTTGGCAACAAGAAAGTCAAAATCCACAGAGTATTCTACAAAACCCCAGGTTCAATGTGGAGGTTTTATGGGTATTATGGTGGCCTTAATGTCGTCGGCAACCTAAACTATTATGGCCAGTATTCGGACGATACAACATTTGAAATAATTCCTGCTTGGCAAAATAAACTTCAAGCAATGGCCTATGAAGATCATCTTTGGACAAGACTTTCTCACTATTCTTATGAGTTGTTTAATAATAAACTGAGGATAACTCCTATGCCAGCCGGCTTCGTTCCCTATATGTGGGTTCAGTTTACAATTGACAAAGACCCGTGGACCGAGGATTCCGACAGAAAGAACGGCACAGACGGCATTAACAACCTAAACACTCTGCCGTTTGAAAACATTCCTTATAAGAATATTAACTCTATCGGGAAACATTGGATCCGCCGTTATGCCCTTGCTCTTAGCAAAGAAATGCTTGGCCAAATCAGAGGTAAGTTTGGCGGCACCATTCCGATCCCAGGAGATAATATAACACTTAACTCCTCAGACCTTCTGGGCCAAGCCAAAGACGAACAAACCGCGCTTAAAGAGGAACTAGTTAAAATCCTAGATGAAATGACCTACAAGGCTTTGGCAGAGCAAGACTCCGCGCTGATGACGGCCATGGACAAGGTTAATCAGGGAATTCCATTAATGATCTACCAGGGGTAACTAAATGTCGACGAAGAACAAATGGTCACAACCAGATGCCCCGCCTCCTCCTCTCTTTACCGGAAAGAAGGAGAGAGATCTTGTTAAACAAGTTAACGACGAACTCATTGAAAGAGTCATCGGACAAACAGTTGTGTATTATCCGATTGATGTTAATACAACCAACTTTCACCCTTTGTATGGGGAAGCGATAAAGAAGAACTTCCTTCCCCCAGTAAGGGTTCATGCCCTGGTTGAGTTCGAGGGTATAAACACAAAGTATGAGACAAACATTGGCCTTGACAAAGAATCAAACCTTACAGTTCACTTCCATAAACGAAGATTAACCGAGGATCAAGACCTTTATGTGAGAGAGGGTGATTTTATTTTATACGGAAAGATATATTACGAGATAGTTACTCTGTCAGAGCCTAAACAACTCTTTGGGCAAATTGACCATCTCCTAGAGATATCAGCCAAATGTATAAGAGCCCGCGAGGATTTATTCGATGCCACCTGATTATTCACACACTGAAATAAAAGACGCCGACGGGAAACTGAAGGAAATTGTCTTCATGCCCTCGACCATCGAGACAATTGATCAGGCGATTTATAAGTATATTAACGAAAGTTTAGATCTTCACTCCAACACCAACAAGGGTTGGAAAAAGGCTCCCGTTATCTGGGTCGCATCCGAGCGCTCACACCAGATTAAGAATAATCGAGACCTTAGAGACAGCCAGGGAGTGTATAAGCTACCACTTATAACCCTAGAAAGATCTTCCATGGTCAAGGACCCCGCGTTCCGAGGAACGTTCCAGGCGCACATGCCCGATACAGGTAGGGGTTATCATAGTGTGAGAAGGGTAAACATTCCTGCTGCCCGCCGGATAAACCAGGCGAAGACATCAAACTTTAAAAACGCATGGTCATCACGTAAATCTGGCGATATTAACAATACGAACGTTGGCCATGGCCAGAAAAACTTCCCCGATTCCCCAACAGACAAGAGTAGAGTCGTATTTGAAACAATATACCAGCCCATACCTATTTGGGTTAAAACAATGTATTCCTTAAAAATAAGAACTGAGTTTATTCAGCAGATGAATGAGCTAACACAGCCTTTTTATGTGAGAACAGGGCAAGCCAATTCTTTCTTTGCAACCCACGAAGGCCACCGCTATGAGGCTTTCGTCGAGGGCGATTTTGGCCAGACAAACAATGTCGCCGAATTGGGAGAAGAAGAAAGAACATATCAAACCGAAATCAACTTGAAAGTACTTGGTTATCTAATGGGCGAAGGTGTTAACGATGCTAGGCCAAAGATAACCGTTGTGGAAAATTACGTTGATATAAAGATCCCCAGAGAAAGGGTCATTGTCGGCGATATCAACACATTCTTAAAAGAGACCGACGAAGGTAAAGGTTTTTACAGAGAGTAAAGGTCTTTGCCTCTTAATAATACTATTTATAAAGTGAAAGCAGTATAGTATGCAACTATATTAAGGAGAACTTATAGATGTCAGTCAGAAAGTTTAGATTCGTATCGCCTGGGATTTTTATAAACGAGATCGATCGGTCACAGATCCCGGCCGAAATAGAAAACGACGGCCCGGTTATTATTGGACGCGCTGAGCGCGGCCCGGGCATGGTGCCGACTAAGGTTAGATCTTTCTCAGAATTTGTTGAAAAATTTGGCAACCCTATTGCTGGTCGTGGTGGTCCTTTGGACATTTGGCGGGACGGCAACTATTCTTCTCCAACCTACGCTGGCTATGCCGCTCAGGCTTATCTCCGATCTGGCGTCGGTCCTGTGACTTTTCTCCGCTTAATGGGCACACAACACGTTGATGCCACCGCCGCCGGCTATGCCGGCTGGACGACAACGAATACTCCAAACGCGACTTTGGCAGATAATGGCGGCCCTTATGGCTTGTTTGTATGGTCTTCGGGATCGGCCGCCGCCACATTGGCCGATGCGATTGATACCACAGGTGTTGCGGAAAATGATGCATTCTCAATAACAGTTCCTGCCGCAGCCGGCGGAGAGGCTGGCCCAATCACCCATCAAATCACTTTCGTAGCCGATGCGACCGCGGTCCTCAACCTCTCTGTCGCCATCAATTGGGGAGTTGACATCGCTAGCGCAGACACAGCCGCCAAGCAAGCCACCGCGATTATCGACGCCATTAATGGAACCGTCAACGCTCATGTAGGCTATGGAGGAGCCGCCGTCAATTCAGTTCTTGCGGCTGGAACACTTGGTATAACTGCGAAACAAGGCTCAAGTGATACCCAAATTACTCTTACAATGGACGATGTTGGTACGGCTGGAAACGTGGCATCCGTTCTCGCGGAAGTCACCGGGTTCGAGGAGGCGTCCGACCTTCTTAAGACATCTGCTTTTGCTGGTGGTACCGCAGAAGACGCCGGCACACTTGCTGCCGTATGGTATATGGATAGCGGCTCGGTTCCTGTCTTGTCGGGCACCAACGTTGTCGGCTCCACCACAATTCAAGCAGCGGGCGCTGTTGTCAAGTCGGACTCTACTGGCCACTATAATGTTAAAATTATTCGAGGTACCTCAACTGTTGACGAAAACATTACTTTTAACTTAGACGAGAGCAGCGACAAATTTATACGCAAAATGTTTAATACTAACCCGCAGTTGGTTACTACTGAAATCGCAGACGGGAATAATCTAAAATATTACTGGCTTGGTGAAACATATGAGCGCGCTGTTAGGGAGAAGAGCCTGCACGATACAACCGGCCATGGCGTAATCATGGCGGTCGTCTCTGGTTCTAACGGAACACACGAACGAGATTTTGCTTATCGTGATGCTCATTCGGGCTGGTTCTTCGGCCAGAATCTTTCTTCTGGTACCGGCAGTTATACTCACGACAGCATGGAGAAACTCTTCAAGTTTGTTGGGGTTAATGGTTACGGCGAGTGGTTACAGAACAATATTAAGATTTCTATTAAAAATATTAAAGCATCTAGTAACCAGTACGTTCCATATGGGATGTTTGACGTTCTTGTCCGTCGCGCCAATGATTCAGACATTCGTCCGGTTATTCTTGAACGTTTCTCGGCTTGCAACCTAGATCCGGCGTCTCCTAATTATATTGGGATCATGATTGGTGATATGAAGCAGGTTTGGGATAACAACGAAAAGAGATATCGTGAATACGGCAACTACCCAAATCGTTCGAATTATATTCGCGTTGTAATGAATGAGACCATTGATAATGGCGGTGGAGACGCCACGCTCTTGCCCTTCGGTGTCTATGGACCCCCAAGATATCCTAGCTGGACATTTTCTAGTGGCTCGACGGATTATAGTGATCATCCCTCAACCACAGCGTATGCGAAGGCCGGCACATCCATCCCTCAAACACATGCCAACGTCGGCGCGCAGACTTTATATGCGAACGGCGCCTTCGGGGGGGCGACCATCACCTACCCGGCTGTTGGAATTCGAGATAGTTGTACTTCCACCACCTTGGGTGACGGTACAAAGCCGACGACCAATGCCTATTTTGGCTTGCATACCGGGAAAACGAAAAACTCTGCCGTTTTCGATCCAGGCTATTCCGACTATGTGACTACCTTGGGCCGCAATTCGATCAGCAATGACACTTGGGGTGACACGTTCGGTCTGGGTGGCT